TGTGGCAGGTAAGGTTGTTAAAGGTATAGGCGATAAAAGTTTGCAGACATTGTTTGGAATAAAAGACATTACAAAAGAATTAGCAGGTAAAAATGGAAATCAATTAATTGATTTTGTAATGGAGCAGTTCTACAACATGAAGAAAAATCCTAAACGAAGATCAGTTATTATTGCAAAATTAAACGACATAATACAAAAGAATGGTGCAGATATAAACAAAATAGAAGTTGATAATGTTGATAATAACCTTTTAGTTAGTCTTAATAACTATAAAAAAAATCTACAAACAAGTAAAAAATTAAAAAAATATTTTACAAATACAGTTGGTGGAGAAGGTAAATCATTATTTGGAGTACCACTAAAAGGTTCTAAGATAACAAGAACCTTTAATGCTCATCATTTATATACAAAGTTTTTTGTAGATATGAAAGGTCGTACTGACCCTAACGCAGTCTTTGAATATATAAGTGCAAGAGCAGCAGTTATTAAAGAAGCTAATAAAAAGAATGTAAGATCATTAGATAATATGTTTCAAAAGGCTAGAACACAACTGCCTTTAGATACTTATAATGCTTTATCTGATTTTGTAGAAAGGTATGGAGCAGGTGGAGAAGTAGATTTACAAGCTAGTGTTATTGCAATGAATGATTTAATTTTAGAGTCAGGAATTGTACTAAGAGATTTGTCTAGTCAAATGCACGAGATGTTAAAACTTAGCAAGTCAGGCAGTATGAATGGTGATTTATATGATGTATTAAAAAAAGATTTTGCTTTTACTCTTAAATTTTTAAGTGATACTTTAAATGTAAAAAATGCTTTTGGTAGTGAGATAGGTAAGACTCTTGCAGTAATGCAAAAAACATCAGGAGATATACCAAGAGGATTAGATAATTATTTAAAATCAAGCAATGCAGATAGAGTAATAACTGATCTAAAAACAGCAGATAGCTTATTAGAAAAATCAAATATAGAAGACCCATTAGGAAACTTTACAGTAGATCAGATATTAAAACTAGCAGACTCAGGAGATACTAAAGCGTTAATGAAAGTTACTCAGCAACTACATTTAGCAGCAACTAATCCAAAGGCATTGAAGATGATATTAAAAGCACAAGCAGGTAATCCTGTTATAAAAATTACTAATGAATTATTTATAAATTCTATTTTGTCTAGTCCAATAACTCATCAGGTCAATATGATTTCTACTGCTTTAAATACAGCAGTAAGACCATTTCAAAAAATTGTTGGTGGAATAGCAGAAGGAGATACAGCAACAATTAACAGAGCAACAAAAGATATATGGTATCTGATTACTGCAAGCATAGAGTCTATGTATATGGCATCAAAAGCATTTATGAACAATGCAAATATAATTGATTCTGCTAACCAGACTGTTGATATGTCAAAACTAAACGCTATAGATGTATCTGAAAGAGGATTTGCAATAAAAGCAATACATGGATTTTATACTTTGCCACAAAGATTTCTTATGGCAGAAGATGAATTTTTTAAACAAGTAAACTTTAGAGCATTTATCAGATCAGAGATTTGGGAAAGAGCTACTAAAATGAAATTTAAAGATAACGATTCATATAACAAATATGTAGAAGGTCAATTTAATAAAATAATTGACGTTGTAAATAAAGAATCAATGTTAGGTAAGTTATCGAAACAAAATGCTTTGTTATATAAAAAAGCTAGGCAGTATGCACAGGAAGCAACTTTTACTGAAGACTTGATGAAAGGTACATCAGGCAAGTTTATACAAGATTTAGTTAACGATCAGCCTTTGCTACGTCAGATAATTCCTTTTATTAGAACTCCCTTGAACTTATTAAAACAATTTAATAAAGCAAACCCAATAACACCATATTTAGCTAAAAGTAAATTATTAAGAGAAAACTTTGCTTTTGTAAAAGAACAGGCAGAAGAATTAGCATCTTCAGATGCAAGTGTAAGAGCTATAGCTAAAGGTAGAACAATAACAGGTGGTGCGTTTTGGACTGTGGGTTTGATGACTGCTTATAATATTAATAACCCAACAGCAAGAGTAGCTATAACAGGTGGATTACCTGCAAACAAAGCAGCTAGAGAAAAATTATTAGCTACAGGATTTTTACCTTATAGCTTTAGACTTCATGTTACGGAAGAAGATATAGAAAAGTATGGATTAGAAGGTCAAGGTTATGAAGTAGTATCACACCCTGAATTGCCTGACGTAAAGTATGTAAGAGGTGCAGATGGCAAACTAGCTTATAAATATATTAGTTATAAAAGGTTAGACCCTTTTGCAATGTTCTTATCTACGTCAGCAGATTTAATGAAAGTTACTGGATTACTAGGGGAAGAAGCACAATTAGAAAAAGATAGTCTATATCAGGTTGCTATGGCTGCCATGTATAACAACTTAGCTGACAAGTCTTACCTAAGAGGTATTACAGAGTTAGTACAAGTGATGAGAAACGAATCTAGTCTTAATGGTTATCTAATGAACAGACTTGCAACTTTAGCTGTACCTTTAAGTGGTTTGGCAAAGAATGTTAAGACTGCAATCAACTCAGGTTTGTTTGATGAAGACAAGTCAGGCAATATCAGAATGGATAGAAAGATAGCGTCAGGAGAGTTTGTTGGGGAAGATGGTCAACCAAGTCCTAAGTATGCACCAATGATAATGTTGGCAAGACTTATCAATGAAGTAAAAGGTAAGACACCTTTTGGTAATTTTAAAGCAAGACCAATGCAACATCACATAACAGGAGAGTTTATAGAAATACCTGTAGGTTTTGGTAAAGATGAATTAAATCCTTTTACAAGTGGTTGGTCACAAGAGTCATTATCAAACAATGATTTAGTCTTAACTGCTTTACAGGCAGTTGGTCAAGAGTTTAGCCCACCAACAGATGTACTAAAATCAGAAGATAAATTTGGTGGTCAGATACTTTTAGACTCAGAGGAATTAGCAAACTTAATATCTGCAACTGCTTTTATTGAGTTATATGAAGGTGGTAAAAGACAGAGAATGTATGACGCAATGAACCAATTATTGTTAAGTCCTGCGGGTATAAGACTTTTAAATTTAATAGGTGCATTAGATAACAAAAGAGGTCAACCTATTACAAATGAAGAAAGAAGAGATTTGTTTAGATTGACAGGTAATGAATTTTATTTAAACGCTGACTTTGACGATAGTATGAGAGTAGATATTATAGATGCAGCAAGAGATGATTTAGGTTCATTACTAAGTGGCATACATACAAGATATACAAAAGCAGCTAAAGAAGCATTTATAAATAGTAAAGGATTACCACAAGGTGTGACTGGACTATCTAAGGAAAAGAAATTACAATATGATGAGAGGTTTCAAAAACTATTACTATGGGAATCAGGACTTCGTAAAAACGAAACTACTGAGAAACTCAAAACTTTTTTCTAAGCTATGGCTACCAACACCACCAATACGTTTACTAACCATACAGGAAATGGAACTGAAGTAAATTTTTCAATTAGTTTTAGTTACATTCTTACTTCAGATATAGATGTTACTGTTGCAGGAGTTACAAAAACACTAGGTACACACTACACGATAAGCGGTTCTACAGTTACTTTTACAAGTGGCAATGTACCTGCTAATGGTGCAGCAATAAAGTTTCAGAGAGATACATCTATTAGTACAAAGGCTGTTGACTTCCAAGATGGTAGCGTACTTACTGAACAAGATTTAGATAACAATACAAACCAAGTATTATTTGCTCAACAAGAGATTATTGATAAGTTAGGAACTATTGAAGAAAATGCAACAGGAGATCAAACAGCAGCAGAAATTAGAACATTAGTAGAGAGTGCAACAGATAGTAATGTTTTTACTGACGCAGATCACTCTAAATTAAATGCAATAGAAGCTTCAGCTACAGCAGACCAGACCGCAGCCGAAATAAGAACACTTGTAGAAAGTGCTAGTGATAGCAACGTGTTTACTGATGCAGACCATACTAAATTAAATGGTATAGAAGCAAGTGCAACTGCTGACCAAACTGCTGCTGAGATAAGAACGCTTGTAGAGTCAGCAACAGATTCTAATGTATTCACAGACGCAGACCATACAAAACTAAATGCTATTGAAGCAGGTGCTACCGCAGATCAA